GCCCGGTTCACACACACAGTCAAACTTACCCGTTTCGCGGTAGTACATGTCGTAGGATGCTTGCGTCGCCGCAGCATTAACGATACATAGTACAAGGAATGACAAAGGACTCCCCATCAACTGGCCCCAAGACTGTGTCCTGGTGCCAATGTCGATTAGGGCGGCGATACCGCCTCGGTCCTTTTTACTCCTCTTCCTGTCTCCGGCCTCAGATTTACTGGGGTACCGAAGTTCATGGTTGAGTAGTGCATTCTCCACGAAACGAGTAATGTCTGAAAGCCGATCGTCGTCAGGATCCTGGAAAATTGACTGAGCCACATAACGTGTCCAGTACGGATCCAACAAATCCGTGGCGGAAGAGTAATCTCCCGACAAATAATGATCCATTTCTGGTTCAGAATTCCAACGGATTTCGTCTATGTCTTGTTCTTGACACGGACGGCCGATCAGCCTAAAGACCCCGAGTTTGCGCATGATCGTGTGCCATGGCTTCTGTAGGAGTCTGGCGGCATGGTAGTTTGAGGATGGACCACAGGTAATCACCCGAGCCTTACAAGGCTCAGGCAACGCGATCACCAAGCAGCTGTTCTGACCAAGGTCAGGCCTGCTCGATCCGCGACCATAGAACTCAAAATATGAGTCCGGTCCTGTGTCCATTATACACTCATCCTCCCAGTCGTCCTCCCAACAGAGGTCGTCGTCCGCAACTCTCATGTCATGACTGCCTTCACTATGGAAGCAGCCCAGGGCTCCGCCGTACTTACGTGTGGCGAAGACCTCGACATGAGCAGATGTGCTCGGCAGACGAAAGTCAACTGAATCCAGCTGACTCCGCACGATCTCGCAAACTTGCGCGATTCTTCTCTCTATTGTTAACTTTAACAATCCCTCCTCCATAACGCCGAAAGGCGACTCTGTCTTCGTCACTTCCGCCACATGGTCTTGATAGGACCGCGCGATAAACGCGTAGTCCACACAAGGAACAATCTTCTTCAAATTGTTGATTGTCCACGCCTTCGAGAGCTGTCGTTTTCCGACAACATTCCTCAGAAAGACGTACCCGCCACCGGTTAAGAACATACCGGGGACGCGATGAATGTGATGTTGGGTATCCACATCCTTGAGTGGCGGTTGGAGATCCTGACCAGTTGCGAGCGA